AAAGCATCATATTTGCTGACAAGCCGCCTGCAAAGCTGCGCGATGACCCGTCTTATTTCATGTGCAAGTTTTGCGATTACAGCCAAGTGTGCCACATGAAAAAACCGCCGGAAGTGAATTGTCGAACATGCGCGCATGCAAGCCCCGAACGCGATGGCGTTGGCAAATGGTCCTGCGCCAAGGGAAAGACATTTGGCACGGTATGCGATGGCCACTTGTTTAATCCGTACGCTATGCCGTTGGAAGTGCATGATGCATCGCCGGATTGGGTTGAATATGTGACGGATAAAGGCGAGATAATTCGAAATGAGAAAAACAGTGCAGAAATTGCAGCGAATTGGATACCGTTTTGAAACTGCGAGTCCTTGATCTTTTCAGCGGAATTGGCGGTTTCAGCTTGGGGCTGGAACGGACATGCGGATTTGAAACCGTGGCATTCTGCGAAATCGAGCCATTCCCGCGCCGGGTTTTGGCAAAACATTGGCCGGAGGTGCCTTGCTATGAAGACGTTACCAAACTCACAGGCGACATTCTTCGACGGGATGGAATTGCCGTTGATGTCATCACGGGAGGCTTTCCATGCCAAGACATTAGCTACGCGGGAAAGCAGCGCGGCATGGACGAATGCACCCGCAGCGGATTGTGGTCCGAAATCGTCAGACTTATTGGCGAGTTATCACCCCGATACGTCATCGTGGAGAACGTCGCAGCATTGCTTAATGGCCCGTCTGAACGGCGAGGCGGATGGTTTGGCCGAGTTCTCGGAGACTTGGCCGAGTGCGGGTATGATGCGGAATGGGAAAACATACCGGCGTCAGCCTTGGGCGCTCCCCATCGCCGCGAGCGTGTCTGGATTGTGGCCTACCCCTCTAAAGTCAAGTTTGCAGGCAAACTTCTCTGCGAAAACAGTGCGAAAAGTGTTACTAAATTTGAAGCAAGAACATCTATGTTACCGGCCTATTCTATTGGGATGGGATCGGCAAAAGACAGCTACTCTTTACGGGATGGCGATGGGTTTCCCGAATTTTTGGGCCAGCTTAATGGATATGGAAACGCCGTAGTCCCACAAATACCCGAACTCATAGGCCGCGCCATTCTGGCAGCGGAGGGCAAAACATGAAACTAACACTTAGACCATATCAACAAGACGCGATTGATGCGCTTTATCAATATTGGGCCGATGAGCGTGGAAGCGATCCGCTGATCGTTGCACCGACTGGCGCTGGCAAAAGCCTGATCTTGGCAAAGCTTATCGAGGACGCTTTGGGTTACACCGGCACGCGGGTGTTAATGCTGACCCACGTCAAAGAATTGATCCTGCAAAACGCCGAGGAATTGGTGAACATGCTGCCTGGCGTTGATCTTGGCTTTTACAGCGCAAGCATCGGGCAGAAGCGATTGGACAAGCAAGTGACGTTTGCGGGCATCCAGTCGATATGGGAACGGGCGCCGGATATGATCCCGCCGCCTGATTTGGTCATCATCGACGAGGCGCATTTGGTGCCGCAAAATACGACCACGCGATACGGGCGGTTTATCAATGAATTGCGGCAATGCAATCCTGCGGTAAAAATCGTTGGACTAACCGCAACGCCTTACCGGCTGGACAGCGGATATTTGCACAAAGGCGACGGCGCTATTTTTGACGGCATTGCTTACGACATTCCCGTCGGGATGTTGATGGATCAAGGCCACCTTGCGCCGATCATCAGCAAGGGCGCAAAGGCCAAGATTGACCTGACCAACGTCGGCAAGCGGGGCGGGGAATTTATTGAAAGCCAGCTTGCAATGGCGGCAAGCGATCCTGAATTAGTGCGTGCCACGGTCGAGGAGATTGTGAAGTTTGGGCAAGATAGAAAGTCATGGCTGGTATTTGCCAGCGGTGTTCAACATGCCGAAATGATCCAAGCCGAAATGGCAGAACATGGCATTGACGCGGATGTGGTGACTGGCGCGGATAACAAGACCGACCGCACGCGCAAGATTGCGGATTTCAAAGCATTTCGAAAGCGGTGCCTGATTAACATCGGCGTGCTGACTGCGGGGTTCAACCATCCCGGCACGGATTTGGTCGCGATGGTACGGGCAACTGCCAGCGCCGGGCTTTATGTGCAGATGGCGGGCCGTGGCACGCGGAAAGCAGAAGGCAAAACGGATTGCCTGTTGCTGGACTTTGGCGGCAATGTCGAGCGGCATGGCTTTATTGATGCGGTGCGGGTGCGCGATAAAACGCAATCCAGCGGCGAAGGCGAAGCGCCGGTAAAGGAATGCCCGGATTGCCAAACAATGGTCCCCGCTGGCGCGCGATATTGCCCAAGCTGCGCATTTAAGTTTCCAGATCCGCAACTCAATCACGGCGCAAGTTCTTATGGCGGCGCGGTGCTATCCAGCCAGGTCGTGGCCGAATGGGTGGACGTGGACAGCGTGGCTTATGCGCGGCATAAGAAAGCGGGCAAGCCTGACAGCATCAAGGTCAGCTATATGTGCGGCCTCAAGACGATAAACGAATGGCTATGCCCTGACCATGGCGGATATGCAGCAAGCCGCTACACGGCCCGCAAGGCGGCGCTGGGGGCGGATGCAGCAAGCACGGACGACGCTCTTTCCGAGGCTCAAATGTCTTGGACCATACCGGCCCGCATTAAGATCAAGCCGCGCATTGATGATCCGCGTTTTGATGAAATTGTGCAGCTTGATTATTCGGCCGGACGCAAGCCGGAACCGCAAGGCGAAGCTCTATCTTGGGATGCTAACCCGAACGATTGGCGGTCTGAAATTGGGGAGGATATTCCATTTTGACAATTCCACACGAAAGCGACGAGCAGATCGGTTTTCTGCGATGGTTTGAAACGCACTTTCGGGATGTTTGGATTTTCCACATTCCCAACGGCGGGCATCGGGCGATCAGCGTAGCCAAGAAAATGAAGGCGGAAGGCGTTAAAGCTGGAGTGCCTGATTTGTATATTCCGGCTTGGAAATTGTGGGTTGAGATGAAACGCACAAAAGGCGGCGTTGTCTCAAAGGACCAACGCGCGTGGCATGAATATTTAAAAAGCGTTGGTGACGCCGTGATTATCGGTCGCGGCGCAACCGATGCTAGTCGGCAGGTGATGGAGTTCCTGAAAGCGCGGCGCGGATGACGTATTGTGTGATTGATAGCTCAGCGCCTTTGGCGGCGGTTGCGATTGCTGATTGTTGCTCAGTGGTGACGCGGCAGTGTATCACTTTATCTTTTTTCATGGCGGTATTCCTTTGTGAATTGTTTGCCGTGCAACACTATAGCGGATTGTGATGCAGATCAAGGCGGGCACTGTGATTTTCGCAACATTGGATTGCAAGGATGGATTGGCGGATGCGCGGGCATGGCTTGTTGAGAAAAAGCTAACGCCGGACCAAGTGCGATTGTATCGGCTTGATGGTCAAGTGCTGGTGGAGACATTGACGCCAGTTTGACTTTCCGCTTGCAACACGCTTTACGATGGTTTAGTGCTTTGCAATGTAGCAACACGAGGAGCAATTAGAATGAGCCTGCAAGAATATCGGGAGTTTATCGCAAGCCGCGCGGTTGCGCCGCAAATGGCGGGGTTTGAACACTCGCCAATTAACGACAAGGCAAAAGCGCATCAAGTCGTTGCACTTGAGTTTGCTTTGTGCAAGGGCAAAAGCGCCGCTTTCCTCGATACCGGCCTTGGCAAGTCGTTTATTGAATTGGAGTTTGCGCGGCAATGCGCAGAAGAAACGGGCAAGCCGTCGCTGATCCTGACGCCGCTGGCCGTTGCTGGCCAGATGGTGCGTGAAGGTCAAAAATTCGGAATTGATGCGCGCAAGATCAAGGAACAATCCGAAGTTGGCGCGGGCGTGATGGTTGCCAACTATGAGCGTTTGCCAAAACTTGACCCAACATCATTCGGGGCGATCATCCTCGATGAAAGCAGCATTCTGAAGTCGTTTGCAGGACGCACCCGCAACATGCTGATGGATGCCTTTGCGGACACGCCTTACAAGCTGGCCGCAACCGCCACGCCAAGCCCAAACGATCACATGGAATTGGGCAATCATGCCGAGTTCCTAAACGTCATGCGACAGCAGGAAATGCTTTCGCAATGGTTTCTCAATGACACGGCAACGGCGTCGCAAGATTGGCGATT